ATTGCGTCAGGCATAACTTTCGCCGCTGCAATTTCCTGCTCTGCATACTTTTTACCCTGCTCAGCTTGCTGGCGTTGTTTAACAGCGTTAGCAGCATCCCACTCTGCAGCAGCGTACTTCCTGATCTCCTCAATTTGCCCGGCCGTAGCGCTTTTATTGAGGGACTGTTCCGCCCTGAGTATTGCCTGTTCGCGGGACAAATCCTGTGTTGCCCCGGCAGCAGTTTCTGCACGCTGCTTGTAATCAGCAATTTTCTGGGCATTGGCTTCCATCTGAGTGGCTGCGCTTTTGCCCTGCTGCTCATTCTGCTGCTGCGCTTTACGTCGTGCCTCCTCAGCTTCCTGCAGATCGTAATTTTCTGCAGCCAGGCGTTCTGCTGACGCAATCTGATGAGGGTTATCAGTTACCTTAGACTCTGCCATTCTGGCTTTTGCTATTGCCCGCTGGCGTTCATCCTGAATTTTCAGAAGCTCATTTTGCTCTTCAAGATTTAGGATCAGTTTGTCGCCATCAGCTGTTGGTGGTGAGATTTGTAGGGACTTGGGATTGAAGTTTTCTGCCGCCTGATTAGCCCGGCTGATTTCATCGGCAGTATTACCGAAGGCTTTTGCAACAGCACCCTGCACTCGCGCCAAAGTATCGCCTTTCTCAATGAGTTCTTCATGGACACCCATTGAGGACAACATATTATTTGTCAAAAGTCGGTTCGCTTCAGAAGCAGTGTTTTCAGTTCTTGAGAGCTTTTCTTTTTTGTCAGCAAGATCGCGGATCTTTTTATTTAGCTCGTCTGAAACCTCTGCCTGACGGCGGCTAAATTCTGTTCCCTGCCCCATCGAGTCAGCATATTCCTGCGCAGCAGGAGTGAACTTGCTGTAGCGCCTTTGAAGCGATGCTATATCCGACTCTAAGCCAGCTATCTCATCTTTCTGCGCCCGCATTGATTCATTAGCATCAGCAAGAGTTCCCCGCAACTGAGTGTTGCTCATTGATTTCATGGAGTCATTAAGCTTATCAAGCCCATCAGCAAAGGCGATCGCCTCCTGCCGCGCCTGCTGCGCTGTTTGCCACCAGTAAAGCAACGCAGATGCGGCAATCATTGCCACGCCTGCCGGGCCGCCGATCAGTGAAAGAGCGCCACGAGCAAGTCCAAATCCCACCGATGCAGCGCGTGCCGCCGCCGCAGCTCTGGCAGAAGCCGCAGCCTGGGCGGTTTCCGCTTCCACCAGCGCCAGTGAAGCAGCTCGAGCCCGTGATTTTGCTGCGCTGAGATTTTCCAGTGCCGTCATTTCGGCGCTACTGCCCCGAGCGACATTGAGCTCGGCCTGAGCCAGCGCAACGGCTGAGAATGCCGCTTCTTTGTCAGCAAGAGTTTTTCTCTGTGCTGCATTAGCAGCAATGAGTAATGACTGTGCAGACTGGTTCTCTGCCGCTGTCTGCTGGCGGGTAGCAGCAATGGATTGCAGTTTCCCGCTGATAGCATCCTTCAACGATCCGGCGTAACGGCCAGCCATTATCAGGGCGAAAGCTTTGGCAGCGAGTGTTGCGCTGTC